GAGGAGCGCAAGAAGAAAGAAAAACTTTACTCACCCGCTCCTCCAAATAATGATGAAGGCACCAGCACAGTTGCTGCGGGTGCCTACTTTGGTCAATATGTAGATCTTGATGGCATTCCTAAAAATAATAATGATTTTGAGTTAATCAAAAAGTACAGGGAGATTGCACTCCACCCAGAGTGTGATAGTGCTATTGATGATATCATCAATGAATCTATTAGTAGTGACTTAGACTTTGCTCCCGTAAATATTGAGCTGTCTAACTTGGAAGTCGGTGATAAGATTAAGAAACAGATTAGAGAAGAATTTAGACTCATTCTTAAGTTATTGGATTTTGATAAGAAGTGTCATGATATTTTCCGTCGTTGGTATATCGATGGTAGAATGCACTACCATAAAATGATTGACTTTGAAAATCCTCAAGAAGGAATCAAAGAACTAAGATATATTGATGCACTTAAAATTAAAAAGGTTAGAGAAGTTGTAAAGAAAAAAGCAACTATCGATAACGTAGAAAAAGGACCAAACGGAGAAAGGTTTGATTATGGAGAAGTACTTGAATACTATATGTACTTCCCACACGGATATAAAGCACAACAAGCAAAAGGATTGAAGATTGCTAATGATGCAATCTGTTCCGTTAACTCTGGTTTGATGGATCATAACAGAAACACTGTTCTATCATTCCTACACAAAGCAATTAAATCTGTCAATCAACTCCGCATGATTGAAGATAGTCTTGTTATCTATAGATTGTCACGTGCTCCAGAACGCCGTATTTTCTATATTGATGTTGGTAATCTACCTAAGATGAAAGCGGAACAATACCTCAGAGAGGTTATGAATCGCTATCGTAATAAGTTAGTTTATGATTCAAACACTGGTGAAGTTCGTGATGATCGTAAGCATATGAGTATGCTTGAAGACTTCTGGTTACCACGTAGAGAAGGTGGTCGTGGTACTGAAATTACAACTCTACCTGGTGGTCAGAACCTTGGAGAACTAGAAGACGTTAAGTATTTCCAGAAGAAACTCTACAAGTCATTGAACATTCCACTTTCAAGACTAGAGCAAGAATCGTCTTTCACTATTGGAAGAACAAATGAAATTACCCGTGATGAACTTAAGTTTGCTAAGTTTGTTGGTCGTCTCCGCAAAAAATTCTCCGAACTATTTCACGATCTTTTAAAGACTCAATTGGTACTTAAAGGTATCATGACCCTAGAAGATTGGGAAGAATTAAAAGAAAATATCCAATATGATTTCATCTTTGACAATCATTTTACAGAATTAAAAGATAATGAACTTCTAACTGAGAGATTAAATTCTGTTGGAATGATTGAACCATACCTCGGCAAATATTTCTCTGCAGAGTATGTCCGCAAACAAGTTCTTCACTTTACTGATGAGGAAATTGAGGAAATGGATATTCAAATTGAGAAAGAGAAATCACTTGGAATTATTCAAGATCCCATGGCAATGATGGGTGATGAAATGGGCGGTGGTCAACTTCCTCCAGCGGAAGGTGGTGCGGAAAATGGTGGAGGTGGAGGTGACTTAGATAGTGCTTTTGCTGCTGCCATCTCACCTTCTGACTATAACAAAGGAAATATTTGATAAATAAAAGAGTAGGTTGATTATACATTATGACTACACCATCAAAAGAAATTGTTGACGCGATTCTAAGCAAAGATAATTTCAATGCTAACGAAAAAATTTATGATGCTCTTTACGGAAAAAGTTCTGAGCAATTACAGGCTCGCAAGGTAGAAATTGCGAAACACTTCTTTGATCCTGATGCTGAAAAGACTCAGGACTCTGAAACTAACCTCGCGGATGAAACTCCAGAGGCGTCTGTTGATAATGAAGAACCTGAAGAACAAGAACCCGAGGAAACAACAGAACAATGAAACTTATCTCCGAAGAAATTGTAGACGTTCAGTTTATTACCGAAGAATCTAGCGGTAAGAAGAGTCACTTTATTGAGGGAGTATTCCTTCAATCAGATATCAGAAACCGCAACGGTAGGATGTATCCTTTCGATACTCTAAACCGTGAAGTTTCCAAGTATAACGAAAGCTACATTCAAAGAGGTAGGGCCTTGGGTGAACTTGGTCATCCTGATGGTCCAACCATCAATTTAGATCGAGTATCACATAAAATCGTATCATTACGCGCTGAGGGTAAGAACTTTATCGGTAAAGCAAAACTTCTCGAAACCCCAATGGGTAAAATCGCGAAGAACTTGTTAGACGAGGGAGTAAAACTTGGCGTATCTTCTAGAGGACTTGGATCCATTGAAAGGAAGGGTGATGTCAATATCGTTAAAGATGATTTTATGCTCTCTACTGCTGCAGATATTGTAGCAGATCCTTCCGCACCTGATGCTTTTGTTGAAGGTATCATGGAAGGAACGGAGTGGGTTTGGGATAATGGAATCTGGCAACATTCAGATTTAGAGAAAGCCAAGCACCACATCGAGTCTTCTTCTATGAACGACTTGACGGATAGGAAGTTAAAAGTGTTTGAGAGCTTCCTTCGTAACTTAAAAATTTCATAAATATTATTAGAAAATACCATTTTCTTCGAGGAGAAACCATGTCCGAACAAAATATTGAATTAGAGGAATCTTCGGTAACTGCTAACGCAAAAGCCGGTGATCCTATGCCAAAGATTGACAACACTGTACCAGGTCAGACTGGTTCTGCTGAAGATCTTGGTGGTCCACTAACTAAGCCTTCACCAGGTACTGAAGAAACACCAGGTAAGAAAGTTTCTGCGAAAGCATCGAAAGTTTCAAACGTGGTTAACAAGACTGGCGGCGCACAAGATCCAATGCCAACCCTTCAAGGTTCCGCACCTGGACAAAAAGGCGTTAAGGAAGAGACCGAAGAAGTAGAAGAAATCAAAATCGATGTCGCTCAAGACGTTGAAGCACTTCTACAAGGAGAAGAATTCTCCGACGAGTTTAAATTCAAAGCAGCAACCATTTTTGAAGCCGCTGTTAAAGCAAAGGTTGTTGAAGAAGTAGAAAAAATTCAAAAGACTTTTGAAGAAAAGCTTCAGCAAGAAGTTGCTGAGGTTAAGGAGTCCGTCGAAACTAGAGTTGAATCACATCTTGACTACGTTGCAGAACAATGGGTCAAGGAAAATCAACTCGCGGTTGACAACGGTCTCCGCAGTGAATTGAGTGAAGAGTTCATCCTTGGCCTCAAGGGACTCTTTGAACAACATTATGTCGATATCCCTGAAGATAAGTATGACGTTCTCGGAGAAATGTCCGAGAAACTAGATCAAATGGAAGTCAAACTCAACGAGCAAATCGAAACAAACGTTGAGCTCAATTCGACTCTCGGAACTTACATTAAAAATGGAGTAATTGCAGATATTTCCGAAGGTCTTGCTCAGACACAAAAAGAAAAGCTTGCCTCTCTCGCAGAAGGTGTTGAGTTCGTTAGTGAAGAATCTTATCGTGAAAAGATCGAAACGATCAAGGAAAACTATTTCCCCAAAACACAAGCATCTTCTTCTGAGGATCTTGTAACAGAAACTCAAGTAATCGCGGAAGAAGGTCCAATGGCTGCGTATGCCGCTGCACTTTCCAAGTGGTCTAAGTGAGTTTTTCCATAAATAATTCAGATTCCTAACATAACAAACAATAAGGAGAACATCCCAAATGTATAATTCAGAATCCCTTCAAGAGAAGTGGGCTCCCGTACTCGAGCACTCTGGTCTTGATAACATCAAAGATAATCACAGACGTGCAGTCACCGCTGTACTTCTAGAGAACCAAGAGCGCTTCATGCGTGAAGAGCGTGGTCTCGTAACTGAAGCAGCACCAACCAACTCTGCTGGTACTGGTGGTTTCTCAGGTTCAGCTGCTCTACCTAACCAAGGTTTTGACCCTGTTCTAATCAGTCTTATCCGCCGTTCTATGCCTAAGTTGATGGCATATGACATCTGCGGTGTCCAACCAATGTCTGGTCCTACTGGACTCATCTTTGCAATGCGCTCCCACCGTGGCACTGACCGCGATGGTAACGGTGCAACTCCAAACGTATTCACCAACGAAGCATTCTACAACGAGACTCCTTCTGGATTCTCTGCAGACGACGGTGCATATTCTGCTGCAACTGGTGAGAACGCAACCAACCCTGCAGTTCTTAACGCATCATCACCTGGTGATTATGCTGCTGTCGGCGGTATGAACACCGCTACTCAGGAAGCACTTGGATCTTCTGCTGGAACCGCTTTCCGCGAGATGTCATTCTCGATCGAGAAAGTTGCTGTTGAAGCAAAAGGTCGCGCTCTAAAAGCTGAGTACTCACTAGAACTCGCTCAAGACCTCAAGGCGATCCATGGTCTTGACGCTGAAGCAGAACTTGCTAACATTCTTTCTGCTGAAGTTCTTGCTGAAATCAACCGCGAAGTCGTTCGTACCATCTACGTAACTGCTAAGCCTGGTGCTCAGAACAACGTTGCTAACGCAGGTTCATTCGACCTTGACGTTGACTCCAACGGTCGCTGGATGGCAGAGAAGTTCAAAGGACTTATCTACCAGATTGAAAGAGATGCTAACGCGATCGGTCAAGAGACTCGTCGCGGGAAGGGCAACTTCATCGTCTGTTCTGCAGACGTTGCAAGTGCTCTAGGTATGGCAGGCGTTCTTGACTACGCTCCTGCTCTTGGTGGTAACAACGGTCTAACCGGCGTTGACGACACCGAGTCCACTCTAGTTGGTACTCTTAACGGTCGTATCAAGGTCTATGTTGACCCATATTCTGCTAACATTGCAGATGACCACTTCTATGTCATGGGTTATAAGGGTACTTCTGCATATGATGCAGGTCTCTTCTACTGCCCATACGTTCCTCTCCAGATGGTCCGCTCCATCGGTCAGGACACCTTCCAACCAAAGATTGGTTTCAAGACTCGCTACGGCATGGTCGCGAACCCATTCTCCCGTGGAACTACTCAGTCGAGCAATGCTCTTACTGCAAACGCGAACAACTACTACAGACGTACTCGCGTTCTCAACCTTATGTGATCCATTCTTCACATATTTCTGGAGGGTCCCAAAGGGGCCCTCTTTTTTTATAAATAGTTCCAAAACGTTATGGCATATTTTGCTGACAATCCAAACTGTCCGTCTAACTTCCTGTCGGGAGCTGGATTTCAGTTTAGTCTAAAAAAATTGCCAGGTGTATCTTTTTACTGTCAATCTGCTAATGTACCCTCACAGAATTTAGCTGTAGCAACTCAAGCAACTAGATTCAATACAATACCAGAACCAGGTGATGAAGTAAATTACGATGACCTGACAATTAGATTCCTGGTAGACGAAGATTTAAAAAATTATCGATCTATTCATAATTGGATTAGATATCTAGGTCATCCAGAATCAGCAGATGACTGGAGTACTTATGCTGATGGAGAGTCTTATCAAGAAAAACAATATAGTGACGGAGTATTATTTGTTCTAGATTCTAATTTTAATAGAAAATTTAGAATTTACTTTAAAGATCTTTTTCCAGTATCTTTATCTGGTTTAAATTTTGATTCTACATATACAGATACAGAATATTTTGCTGTTGATGCTACCTTTAAGTTCACTATATTCGATATCGAGGAGGTAGGAGCGACTGGTTTTTTTACCGAACCTAGAGAGAAACCAACAATATCACTCTCTCATGTTTTAGATAGTACAACTTTATCTTTAACATGGACATCAGAAAATGCTGATTATGTAACTATAGATCAGGGAGTTGGTGAGGTTGCAACTTCTGGAACTGATACGATTGCAAGAACTACTGTTGAAAGTAGTGCTAATAATGGATACATAACGTACACAGCAACAGCATTTGGTAAAGGTGGAAAAGCAGTTGCATCTACTGTAGTAAATGTTGCTAATCCTGTCTTAAGTGCAAACATAACTTGCATAGCTATCATTGACGAAAATGATAACAATAGTCTTGCGGCTATGGAATCTAAATGGGCACAGTTTAGAACAAATTGGCCCAATAGAAAATTCTATCTATTACAACCTGTGGGAGGTAGTTGGGGTAATCAACTTAATGTCCCTATAGATTTCCTAGAAACAACAGACCCATCAACGTATAACGGATCGAGGTAATTATGCCACTGTTTAATTTAACCATGAAACATGTTTTTCCTGGTAGAGGTACTAGAACTCCAGGATGGGTAGGTAGCACAGCAAATATGTTACAGGAATTTGAAAATTTTTATGAGAACTCGAATGATTTTAATGGACTACCAGATATTTTAAATCCAGCTAAATACACTTTAGATTTAATTTATGAACATATAGCTCCTGCAATGACACTTGTGGAATGGATTGAAGCTCAAGAAACTGGTTGGTCTGGACCTGGAGAGTCGCGAGAAAATGCATATCAAGTTCCCATAAATGATTCTCAAAAACAATTTGCAGTAGAAAATCTCGGTGATGATGCATCACCAGATGCACTTAGGCATAGATACAAAAAGATGATGGCGGGATCTCCAACATTATCACATACATTTTTTCAATTAAATAGTGATGATGCTTATGGAGGAGTAAATTGGACTGAAGAGGGTGAGCTAGAAATATATGATATATATAACTTTGAAGGGTGGGGTGACTTCGGTGCTTTCTGGGATGTTCAGGGAGACTGGAAAACACAAATAAAAGGTATTGCAAAATTTATGGCTGTTGGTATTTTTGGACGGGCGGCCGCTGCTGATAATATACGAGTAAGATCAGCATTAGTTGCTATGGGATACAATCCAAGTACTGGTGAATTTTGGGATGGAGATCCTGTATCTTTATACAACGATGATCAACTTGCATTTACTTTGTGGAGAAGAAATCAAGAAGACGGAATTCCTGATTGGCCAACATTAACATATACAAGAAATTTGTATATTCAAGTTAAATTTACACCAGAAGAAATATGTCAATATAATAAACCTTTGTTTCAAGATGCCGTTGCAAAAGGATATATAAAATTAACTCAAACTCCTGCTGGTAGTTGTGGACGTATCGCTAATGCTCCTGAATGTTTCGATGGATCGAATGCAACGTATGAAGTTGGAGCAGCACAACCAATACCATTGCTAGGATTTCCATTTTATCCACCAAATGTGATGACACTTTCAACACCGACAAATACAAGTTCATATAATTATGGAGC